GTAGTCCAAGGGTGTAAGTCAGCTTCAGTGCGATATAGCTCAGTTTTAATGATATAGACATCACAATTAGCCACAAGCGACTCCGCCAAGATATGAGTCTTGATTCGATAATCTGGATAAGCATTTATAAACTCCTTTAATCGGTCTTGAACTGAAACATAATCATCAAGGTAATTCGACATTTAACTTCTCTCTTCCTGCGAAATTACTTATCGCATCGTCTAACTGTTCTTTCAATGAATAAAATGTGCCATCTGGCCAGTTCTGTGATTCATCGGCGCAAGGCTGGCAATAGAACCTGACCTGTGCTTTGCGAAGCGGTGTCTCGCTTTGGACTTTCCAAACTGCTGGCGTCATAGCTCTTAAATCCCAGCCATTTTTATTTTGTCCCCAGCGATATTTGCAATAATCGCAGTATTGATTCGTATTATGATTGCGAGTCAAACTCAATGTCGTCCCAATCTTCTGGTGTAGAAAATCTGCATCGACCCAAGATAGCGGAATACCCAATGAGATCGAGATACGAATCTTGGCGCTCTGGACTCTCCAGCATTCTTGAGAGTTTGGTCGCGATAGCAATAAGCGCCAAGTCAGCTGGGTCTCGGAGCTGAATACCGAGTGCTTTACAGATTTTGAAAATGCGTAGAAAATTGTGCCTCGGGTCACCATACTCGATGCCCCTGTCGAGTAATGTGTTTCCAGCATCTTCGAGCCAGTCACTTAACGATCTCTGTGAATCGGACACTTGACCTTCCTCTCTTATAACCTTCATTAAAGGCTTTGGCTTTAGATGAGTTCCAAAGACTCCAAATATAAAGGCCGATAAATGGAACTCCAATAATTATTCCTACTACTGCTTCATCAGATAAATTAGGCAACATCTGCGCTCACCCCATATTTATCAAGCCAATATGCAGAGATTTCAGCCTTAGATAAACGGCCTCGAAGCTGCTTCTTGCCCATCCGCTCTTTAGCGAATCGCCTGATTATCGATCCCTTAACCCAATTTGTTTCGTCAGTCCAAGCTCCAGCCTGAGAATCAAATCGGATAAGAGCTACTTTATTTATCATTTTGCTCCCGTTCTGTAATCCTTAAATGGATTAACGGGCTAAATGTATTTGATTAAATCTATTTAGACCAGCAATAAATCGGCGAGTCGTATATCTAAAAAACCAGCAAGTCGCTCATTGGTGGCTTTATTGCCAAAGTCAGTAGTTATAGGCAACCGCTTTAAAGCCCATTCAGGCTCGGTTATAGCCCCTAAATCAAACTGATACACCCCGTGAGGGGTTGAATTGATATAAAGGGTCTTAGCGCCCGTTCTAGCCCTTATATCGGCCAGATAATCCCACTTCTTCTTCTCAATCATCAAAGTATTGTAATGAGTCCTTCGGCACTTAAGCTCGATATAGGAATTGTGGGTAATTCCATCTGCTCGGTCGGTCGCTGATAAAGGCGTCAAGTCTGGATAAAGCGACTTGAGAGCCTCGAAGAGTTCAACCTCTCGAAAGTAGATTAGTTGTCCTCTTCTCCATCTTCCCAACCAATCTTCCTCATTGGGTCATCGAGTGGCACTATCCAATCGGGATAAGAGCTACGATCCATAGCAAAGGCCAAGGCAGTTCCCTCATCCATTCCTGCTCTGCGACAAGCTTTATAAACTTCATTGGCAGCAATAGCCCAAAAATCAAGCTTTGTTAATGGGGTTTCTTTAGTAGTCCTGCGTCTCTTCGGACGCTTAACTGGCTTCTTACTTACGCGCTTTCGCGTTGCCATTTCTGACCCCTCTCGCTAAAGCCAATTCTAGCTGAGACTCCATTTTATCAAGGCGCGACACTATTGGAATATTCTCCAATTTAATTATGTAGCGAAGCCCAGCAATCAGTAGGGCAATTGATCCTAAGACTGATGCAATTAGGGTTGCTAATTCAGCTGCAACCATTACCGGACTTTGCCGTAACGCTCGTAGTTAGGATTAAGCCAGTTAATGATGCTAGGCAAGACTGACACTAGAGCGGCATTTGCAATCGCATTGAGGTCGAATCCCACCGCTAGGTAGGTCGCTAGTGCTGTCGCTAGAAATGTCTTTGCCCAGCTTTCGGCCATCTTTTTTAGGTCGCTCATTCTTGTCTCCTTCTAGGTCAAAGTAGCTGCTGTCTTTGTCTCCCAAAGTTGTAAAGCTAATATGAAAATGAGAACGATGAGGATTGGGGCCTGAGTATTTACGCCGCTTCCAACCCAGTATCGGGCTCATAATCTTGCCATCGTAAATAATATATTTGATGCGCTTATCGCCTTTCTTGGCGCACTTACGAATCTTATCAACCAACGCATAAGCTTCTTCCTTATGTGCCGATAGGTCAGAATCAATATCTATAGCTCTAACGATTCCATCGACTGGTATATGGTCAGAATTGCCTTTCGCAATGTGCCGAGCATCAGCAATCCAGCCGTCAGACTTCCTATCGCGATCAGGATAATCGTCATCGATTTGCTCCCGTAATTGGATACCAGCTGCACATAGTCTCGTCATTATCTTGAGGGATTGTGCTTAGCCGATAAGTGCTGATATTTCATCAACATCTAAACCGAGAGCAGCAAGTTTAGCTTTGCCACTTGCCTTGGCCTCTGCTTTGGCCTGTGCCTTTGCTTCGTCATCAGCCTTAATTTCTTCCATAGCAGATTCAATTTCTGCATCAGTTGGAATTGTTATAGACGCATCAAAAAAAGATAAACCTTTATGCTCATCTAAAATCCATTCTGTGCCTGGGCGCAGTTTGTGAATTGCTCTTGTTTTAAGTATTAAATCCATCTTATGCACCTATCTCCATTAGAGTAATTGTTGATGCCCCGCCATTACCATTTTGCATATAAAGTGTTTTATCATTGGCGTTTGTAGTTTGCTTATATTGTGGCTTATATGTCGTTGCAGAAGTTGTTGCAGGGCTGTCTAAATAAACAATTGAAATACTTTGTCTTGGCCCACCACCTGCCAAAGGCATTTGGCCAACCCACTCTGCGGTTGCGCTATCGTTCCAAATTGTAGTGCTGCCCCTTCTTAGCCTAGCAAAAGCCCCAGTTGCGGTATTATTGTTGTTATAGAAATCGATTTGTTGAGAAATAATAATTAAAACTTTGGAACTTGCAGAACTTGGTGTGATAGTTGCAGATAAATTGGCATCTGAGAAAGTATTTGAGGTAGTAATTGCGATATAACCTGTATCCACCGCTTGAACTACCTGCAAGACTTTACCACCACCAGCAGGAGAAGCCCATTTAACTTTATATGGTGAAACTGTTGTGTCGGCGGTTAAAACTTGTCCAGTAGTTCCGATTGGCAAATTATCGTAAGTAGCATTTCCTGTGCCAACGACAATATCGCCAGAAGCTGTAATAGTTGTAGCCATATCGTTTGTGATGGTAACTGCACCAGTTGTTCCCCCGCCAGTTATTCCCGTTCCAGCGGTTACAGCTGTTATATCGCCTTGATCGTTAGTTATCCAAGTGTAATCTAAATCTGTATTAGAGGCTTTACTTAAAATCTGGCCTGTAGTGCCACCTTTAAGATCAACTAATGAAGCATCTACGCCGTTACCCAATGTGCGGATAGCAGCGGCTCCATCTTTAACTAAATCTGTGTCAGCTGGGGTTGTCCAGCCAAAATTACTTGTCGTTGGCATTTAGTCTCCTATGCAACTATTGTAGCGTTAAGCCAGTCCAAAGTAGGGCTGATTGTATTCCAAGTCTCAGTCGCTGGGACTGAGTTCCATCTGAACGCCTGAAGGCTGAAAGCGATAGGCGAGACATTAAGAGTTAGGTTGAGCTGATTAAGGCTGGCCGTCCAAGTCCAACCTTCTACGAACCCTTGGAATTCTCCATTGACCATATTGGCTGGCAGGTTGATGATATTAAGCGGTTGGCCCATAAATACGCCAAGAAGGTTATCTCGGTCTGAATTGTCGATTTCGCCGCTGGCTATTGGGAAGCTTATCTGACGCAAGGCGAATTGAGGATATGCGCGGATAAGTAAATAGAACGCTGCTTGAGCATTGGCATCGCCTTGGTTGCGAAGTGTGGTCGATATGGTAGAGGCGAGAAGGCCATATTCAGATATTGATGCCAAATCTTCATCTGTTACTTCTGCCCCTGAAGTTCCATATCCAATAGTTATAGAATTTCTAACATCGCCAGCTCTTTTTACAATTGATAGAGCAGGGCCGATGGCGTGATTGCCATCCAAATCGACATAGCCGTTAGTTGCTAAGTATTGCGATCTATGAGTTGAATCTGCGTAACCGATGCGACCTTGAGAATCCTCATATAAATAACCAAGTCCGCTAGTAGCAAAGCGAGAAGCTAGGTTATAAACTGTATTGTCTAAACCATTTTCAGAATGAAGCTCATAATCACCTGGGGTATCAATCTCACCCAATCCACTATTTTCTGCATCTTGCCATTGAGTTGTTGCGTCATAAGTTGCCCAAGTTAAAGCTGCTGGGACTTCATTCCATTGATTAAATAAAACTGTTTCCAGTAATTCTAAAATTCTATCGCCATCAAATTGATGAGCAAAGTTGCCAACATAGACCGCTCGGTTGAGTCTCGCTAAAGCTCCTACCGCAATTATCTTAATCTGCTGACTTGTCGCAGTTGAGCCAGAAGTCTGAACTGTAATACCTAAGTCAGTAATAAAGCCACCAAATAGATTTACATAGGTTCCAGCAGAATTTTGAACCTCAATAGTTACTGCGTCATTAATTTCAAAAGGGACTTGAGCTTGAGCCGTTTCAATAAGTGTTAAGTTGCAATATCCTGCAACTGGCTGAGAGTAAATATCTGTCCGACCAGAAGTAATAGTTAGTCCGCTAAGCGTTACTCCAGTTACTGTTGATCCATTTACCTTAATTCGATAAACGGGATTCCAAAGGGTCATAGAACTAGCTGGCTTCCCCCGCCACCCGTTCTGGCTTGAGTCTGGTTAAGCGCCAAGATAACTGCTCGGGTAAAGCCTTCTTCATCAATAGCGGATGGAGCATTAACATTGATTACGACATTGCCTTGCTGATTAGCTGCAACTGTGCCAGCGACATTAAACCCAGAAGGAATTGCATTACCGCTTGGCACTAGCGTTGATGGGGCGCTAGGAGTTGAAGCCGATGGGGCGCTTGGAGTAGTGGATGGCTTAGGAGCAGCTGGAATGCTTGGGCTTGGAGCAGTAGCAATCTTTGGAAGTGTTGAACTGCTTGGAGTGCTAGGGGCTGAAAATGATGGCTTAGAAATGGTAGATACATTAGGCAAAAGTGGAACGGCATTGTAAGCGCGGATAAGGACATTTATTGCATCAATGGCAAAATTAACTGCGCTCTTAATTCCATTAACTACCGCGCCAATAACATCTAAAATACCGCCAGCGACTTTACCAATAAATCCAAGTGCTCCACCAAGGTTATTGATTAAAACTGGAACTACAAAGTCTTTAATAAAGTTATAGAGAATAGTTAATGATTCCTTATTTCTGGCAATTGCATCAGTAACTGGCTTTAATGCTGCGTCTTTGAACTCAATAAATTTGGGAATAACTGTGTTAATGAAATAATCTAAAAGTCTTTGAAGGGTAGGCAATAAAGCAGCTCCCACCGATTCCTTGGCTTCATCAAAGCCCACTTTAAGTCTTTGAATCTGACCTTCAAAAGTATTAGCTTGAACTGTAGCTGCTCCACCAAAGGTCTCAGCTAATTGTTTTACTGTTCCCTCTAATCCAAGGGTCTTAATTTCAGCACTAGATAAACCAACACCTAGACGCGTTAAAGAGGCTGTATTGCCTTCGTAAGCCTTACCAAGGGCATTGGATACAGTCTCAACGCTCTTACCAGTAGCAGCTGAAATATCTAAAGCTAGCGTCAATAAATCTTGCGACTTAGTTACTGATCCTGTTGCAGTTGCTAAGCGCTGAAGGGCTGGGCGCAATTGGTCATCAGCAACGCCAGTCGCTAGTGAGGTTTTAAGTATCTGCTCCTCGACTGCTGAAATCTGAGCTTGAGTTGCGCCAGTAACATTCTTTAGGGCATTGGCTAAACGAAGCTGGGCAGCCTCATCTTCAATAGCTGCCTTAACGCCATCAACGGCTAACTTGACTGCATAGGCCGCTGCTGCTGCAGCTGCTGCTGCGAAGGCGGCTGCTGCAACCTTGCCAAACTTTTCTAACTTACCGCCAAAGCCTTCAACCTCTTTAGAGCCAGTATCAAGATTTTTCTTAAGGTCAGCGACATCAGCAAGAATCGAGAGCTTAAGGGTTCTACTGCCAGCCATTACTTATCCCACTCTTTCAATATTTTAGAAAATGCTTCTTGCCATTTCTTAATCAATTCAGGCTGAATCTTACGAAGGGTTGGGTAGATAAAGTAGCCAGCGTTTCCTCGACCTTTGCTTGGTGTTCTTCTCGGGAACTGACGCAAGCGATTAGATCCAAATTCATAACCTGCCCAGAGTTTTTGTGTGCTACCGCCACCAGAAAAGCGCTGACTTGCAAAGCCGTAAGAGAACTCTCCAATTTTGGAGCTGGCCGAGACTTTAACGCCTGTTGCAATTCTTCTAACTGCTTCTTGACCAAATGTCCTT